AGATACTTCTGTTTCTTTGACTTCTTAGTGAATGCCTTGGTCTTTCTTCTTTTACCATGAGGCCCATATCTAATAGAACTTGTTAAGTTAAGATAACCCATTACTTATAAAATATATGTGCGTTGATTTGTACTGTCTCATTCAAATGTTTTGCCCAGTACGGATTGATATAGTATGCATGATACCACATTGCACCCTCAGTGATATCGGGGTGTTCGTTCATCATAAAGTTGTTTGCAACTTGTACAGACTTTATCCATGTCTTTGAATCTTTAGGTTCGTCTGACTTACCGTCACAAAACCAACTGAACTGACATTGTCCTATCACAGGAACTTTGTTCCCTCTCCAAGATGTTCTCCATTCCTTTGTCTGATAAATTACCCCACAATAGGTATCGGGGAACTGTGAGTCCTCAACACGATTTCTCACTACATGTGCAACTGCAAGTTTACCAGCTAGGGGTTGATTACCTGCCTCAAAGTATATGTTCTTTGCAAGACAAAAGGCTTCACCATTCTCGTCAAACCCATGTGCCTTACCACTAAAAAAACCTAGGCAAAAACCTAGGACTACTAAACATAAGATTTTTATTTTATCCATATCCTTACTCCACCGAAATAATCATCGGTATAATTGTCTCCCATTTTTTTAGACAAATGAGAAATGAACCATGAACTACCCATTATATAAAACAATAGGTAATCTGTCAATGAGATTTTTACATTGACTGGTTCTTTATAATTTGGACGGTTAGGCCCACCTAAAAAATTTGCAACGAATATCATGCGACTTCCTCTTCAAGTTCATACTCGAGCTCGTCAATCTCATTGTCTTTATCTCTGAGTGCGTCCTCGAAAGGTTCTACCAAATCATAGATTGCAGATTCAAGTTCGTTGACTTTCTCTCTGACTTCTTTGATTTTCCACTCAAGGTCGGAAGAGTCACTTGCATCGATATTGTTATCTTCTGCAATACCCATGACCTTGATATAAATTTCTTGAGGAATGTTATCGTACTTGATAACTTTTGTCTCGTCATTTACTTTTCTTACTGCAGCCTCAAGTTCCCACTTTTCGTCATACAGTTTATCCAATTTTGCATTACTCATAATTAGTACCCCTTAGTCCAATGTGCATATTCATCGGGACAATTCTTTTCCCCACATATGCAGTATCCCTCTTTTGGTTCATCACTAGGGTCGGGTGCAAATTCCTGTGGACTCAATGCACCGTATGTCTCTAGATTGTAAACATCTTGAGGGGTTAATTTACCACCACTTGTCTCTGACAATATGGTGTACCTATCTTTTATATTATTACTCATACCTATATTATACTAAAAATTTGAAGGCATTGTCAAGGCCTCCGATTAAATTACCTATCTTATATGCGACACCATGTGTAGCTATAAGAATCTCTAATTGAGGTGGAAAGAAATAGAACCATGTCATGATTCCTAATATGATTATCAAAAATGCAACTGCAACTTTGACTGTAAACTTTAACACACTGGGAAAAACTTTTATCCCAACATATATTACTGTAAGTAATCCAATGAGCTCCAACATTACTTCTTCTCCCAAGGTAATGTTATTCTCTCACCTCGTCTTTCTTCTTCTACTATTACACACGAGTAGAAAGCGAATACTCCCATAAAGAGAGTAATCACTATTCCAAATATCATGTCCATTATCTTAAGTAGTCGGGGCCATACAATCTCATAGAGTTAGGATTGATATCGTACCCATTGAAAAGATTTCCTCTTGGTGCATTCAACGCTGGTGTTTTCCAACCAGCACACTTAAGAACATCACCTTCTTTGAAAGTGATACCTGTTGCACCTTTCTGAAATTCTTTCTTGTTAATAAAACCCCATGCTGATTTCATGGAACCGTTCTCTTCTGAGTAAATACGAATGTATTTTTGACCTACAGAATAGTTGTGAGTAGTGACACCACGAGAATGTTCCCATCGTGTATGCATTGCATTAGTCAAGTCCTCACAAAGTTTCTCGACTAATTCTAAAAGTTCTTTATTCATACAGTCTCCTTTTTCAATCTATACGCATATTATAACAAAAAAGCGTACCTGTTGTCAAGGCAAAAGAAGGGACGGGTCTCACACATCATGTCGTGTAATAATTGTGGACTTTGTGATACTTGACCCGTTTGTCCCATTCCCCAGTTTTTACACCGTAAGAACTATTATACCATAGATACTGCCTCGTGGTCAAGGCCATATTTACTAATATAATGATAAACTGCTTTCTTCTCGTTGTCTTTCAATTCACTCAAAGACTTCATTCCATATGTGGTATTGATAGTGACTAACTTATTACCAGCAGTCACAGCTGCATTCCACATTTCATCATTCTTTGGATATAGTTTGTTTAGTTCACAAAGGGTAATTAGATTCCTACCCATACGAACAAATTTCTCTTCGTTATCATTAACGAAATTTTCATATAACGCCATTACTTACTCCTTTAGTTTGTAATGAGTATATTCTATCAAAAAGCGTAGGGCAGTGTAAAGGGGGTTTTTATAATCCTGCTTTGATTTTATCTAGTTCGAGGATTTTCTTGTTGATAACATCTACACGGTTAGGCCAATAGATATAGTCTTTATCTGAATCCTTTGCTAGGTTCTCTAACAGTGGACGAACAAAATCATCTAGCTTCTCTATGATTGCGTTTGCACTAGCTGTACTACTATTGATAGTAGAGTCGACTGACTTAAGTTCGTCTGCGTCTAAAGCTGCAAATCCAAAATCGTTATATTCTATTTTATCTGACATAGTTATATTTATGTAGAATTGTTGGTGAACATTTGAAAATCTTCTTCGATTTCTTTTAATTCTTTTTTGTATTGTTGAACCTCTAGATAATTATCACGGTGTTCTAGTGTAAGATTTGTCATGACTGGATTACCCGAATACCAATCAACAATTAGATTTTCTATACAATCAACAACCTCGTCATAAGTTAATGAAGGTATTTCTACATGTTCAACCAGTCCTAGGTTCAAAGTTATAATACCACATTTTCTATCTGAGTTGTAATTTAAATTATCTGCAAGGTGATTGAGAGCTGCCTTCTGAGCTCCATATAGA